TCGTCCAACAAAATGGGTGCAGTACACCCGACTATAAATCGAAGTGAGGCCCCTATATGCTCGTCACATATAGATTGCCTCTTACGGACCGAAAGGTCAAGGAGAAGCAGGCTATGAAGCAGCAAAAGGCGATGTTAATCGCCCTGATCGTCATCTGTTTAACCGTCATAGTGACGGCACTGGTAACGAGGAAAGACCTCTGCGAGGTACGAATCCGAACCGGCCAGACGGAGGTAGCTGTCTTCACAGCTTACGAACCTGAGGAGTAAGAGACCAGGCGGGGGAGAAATCCCTCGCCACCTCTGATGTGTCAGGCATCCTCAACGCACCCGCACTTAACCCGCTTCGGCGGGTTTTTGTTTTTATTTTCAACGCGTTTGAAGTTCCGGACGGCGCCGGAATAGAATCAAAAATACTTAAGTAGCGCAGGGAGAAGAGGGATGGACCCCGAACAGGGGAGTGCTATTTATCTGGAAGGATTCTGTTGATGAAAATCGAAGAATTACGTGAAATTTTTAGTGAAGATGGCCTCTATACTGTGCGCGTTGAGAATGGCGCTATTGTCAGCCACTGCCGTATTAAATGTTTACAGTCTCAACAAAGGAAGAGTGGAGCTGCGTTAATTCATTTTGTGGATGGGCTTGTGACGGATGGTTTTATTTTGCGTGCAAATGAATTTGTCACATCGTTGCCGTCTCTGAAAGACGCTGGGATTAAGGCTGGTTTTTCTGCTTTTGAAGATGAGTGAATTCATCTACAATTCAGCGCAGGGCTGAACCCCTGTTGAGTAACACTGTGCCACCGGAGAAAGCCGATGGCGCAAAATTCCAGACTACACAATTCTGATAATTCAGCCGTCTTTGCCAGCAGGCACGGGCGGCGTTCTCATGCATTCAAATCTGACTGGTTCCGGCACGACCCATGCACTGAAGAACAGGCCGAATGGCTGATTCAGAACTACCGCAGACGTGGGTATGAGTTTAGGAAAGCCCTCAGCCTCGATTATCGTCACTGGATAATCTCCGTCAGGCTTCCTTACTCCGAACGCCCACCGCGTCCGTCCCGCACATTCCAGCAACGGATCTGGAGGTAACGTGCGGGTATTACTTCGACCTGTTCTGGTACCGGAACTCGGGCTGGTGGTCCTTAAGCCAGGTCGTGAATCCATGCAGGTATTTCACAATACCCGGGTACTGGTGGAGCCGGAACCGAAAAGCATGCGTAATCTGCCGTCCGGGGTCGTTCCTGCCGTTCGCCAGCCGCTGGTGGAAGACAAAACATTGCTGCCATTTTTCAGCGACGAACGAGTGATTCGTGCTGCTGGTGGTGCTGGTGCATTGTCTGACTGGCTGTTGCGCCATATTAAATCCTGCCAGTGGCCACACGGCGATTATCACCACAGCGAAACTGTCATTCACCGTTATGGTACCGGCGCAATGGTGTTGTGCTGGCACTGCGACAACCAGCTACGGGACCAGACATCCGAATCACTCGAGCAACTTGCTCATCAAAACCTGTCAGCATGGATGATTGACGTCATCGGTCACGCAATAAGCGGTACGCAGGAGCGTGAATTATCTCTGGCTGAATTATCCTGGTGGGCGGTCTGCAATCAGGTGGCGGACGCGCTACCGGAGGCCGTATTACGTCGTTCTCTGGGGTTACGTGTGGAAAAAATCCGCTCCTTGTACCGCGAAAGCGACATCGTACCGGGAGAGCAGACCGCCACCAGCATACTGAAGCAGCGCACAAAAAATATTGCGCTACCGCCTCACACCCACCAGCAACAGAACCCACCACAGGAAAAGACGGTGGTCAGCATTGCCGTTGATCCGGAGTCTCCGGAATCCTTCATGAAACGACCTAAACGTCGCCGCTGGGTAAATGAGAAATACACACGCTGGGTAAAGACACAGCCGTGTGCGTGTTGTGGTAAGCCAGCGGACGATCCTCATCATCTGATTGGTCATGGTCAGGGCGGAATGGGAACAAAATCCCACGATATTTTCACGCTACCGCTGTGTCGGGAGCATCACAACGAGCTTCATGCGGATCCGCTGGCGTTCGAAGAAAAGCATGGTTCCCAGGTTGATTTAATTTTTCGTTTTCTTGATCACGCCTTTGCAACCGGCGTGCTCGGGTAAAAGAGGTTACTGATGCGTATAGAGTTTGTTTTGCTTTACCCGCCGACGGTGAACACCTACTGGCGACGTCGTGGCAGCACATATTTTGTATCAAAAGCCGGTGAGCGTTATCGCCGGGCTGTGGCGCTTATTGTTCGCCAGCAGCGGCTGAAATTAAGCCTGTCCGGAAGGCTGGCGATAAAGATTATTGCCGAGCCACCGGATAAGCGCCGCCGTGACCTGGACAATATTCTGAAAGCGCCGCTGGATGCGCTGACGCATGCGGGGTTGCTAATGGACGATGAGCAGTTTGATGAAATCAATATCGTTCGTGCTCAGCCAGTATCTGGTGGACGTCTGGGGGTGAAGATTTACCCCATAATGCTTGAAGGGCAGGTCAAAAAATGAAACTGGAAGATTTACCGAAATACTACTCCCCAAAATCCCCCGGCCTGACTGATGCATCGGCCTCAACGTCGAAAGATACGCTGAGTATCACTGATGTGATGGCCGCGCAGGGCATGACACAGAATTGGGCTGAGATGGGGTTTTCTGCGTTCCTTGGGAAAATGGGCATTAGTATGAATGACAGAGAGCGGGCAACAGAATTGCTGACAGAATATGCACTCAGTCGGTGTGATCGCGTGGCGGCGTTAAGAAAACTCCCGGCAGAAATAAAACCGGCAGTGATGCGTATTATGGCTTCGTATGCGTTTGAAGATTATGCCCGTAGCGCGGCGAGCAAAAAACAGTGCCCCTGTTGTCACGGAAAAAAATTTATTGAAAGCGAGGTTTTTACAAACAAGATCCAGTATCCGGATGGTAAGCCGCCAGTGTGGGCAAAGTGCACAAAAGGCGTGTATCCGTCTTACTGGCAGGAATGGAAAAAAGTCAGGGAGGTGGTAAAAGTTGCCTGTCCGGAGTGTGGAGGGAAGGGGGAGGTTTCCACCGCCTGTAAAGATTGTCGTGGGCGCGGTGTTGCCATTCATCGTGAAGAGTCGGTAAAACGTGGTATGCCTGTTATCAGAGACTGCCAGCGTTGTGGTGGTCGTGGCTATGAAAGATTACCTTCAACGGAGGCATTTAATGCCATATGTAATGTAACCGATGCCATATCTCTTGATACATGGAAAAAAACAGTTAAACGTTTTTACGATACGCTGGTGGTGCAGTTTGATATTGAAGAAGCATGGGCAGAACAACAACTGAAAAAGGTGACCAGATAGCTTTGTTGATTTTTCCCGAATCTGTGGTAAATTTGCCCTAACGATGGGCGTTTTATGCCTGACGTTAGAAGATTTTTTACACCCGTCGCCAGGCGGGTTTTTTTATGACTGAAATCACGCCAGTACAGTAAACGCGCTGGTGGTTGTGAATACCGGTCTTTCAGCTTGCTGGCTTTTTCGACAAGAGTTATTGGTGTGTCACGTTAACCGGAAAAAGGAAAGTTTGAGAAACGCGATCTGGCACAGGCGGTGATTAACGCCGCATACCTGGTGGCCTGTGCAGATGGTGAATGTGAGGCTTCCTAGAAAGCGAAGATCGAACAGGTACTGCGTAATCAGCCAGCGCTGTCCGCGTTTACGTCAGAAATTAATGCGATTAGCGCAACCATTATCGGTCAGCTGGATACGAACTTTAAAATTGGTCGTCGTGCGGCGTTACGTGAGATCGAGGATGTGAAACACGATACGCGTGAAGCGGAAGATGTGCTGGATGTGGCGGTGGCCATTGCGGAGGCAGACGGCGAAATTGAGCCGGAAGAGCGCAAGGTGCTGGAAGAGATTGCCGGTGTTCTGGGGCTTCGTCTGGAGAATCACCTGTGACGGTAAAACTGCGCCTGGCTGTGGCTGCACTCCTGCTGTTTCTGGTGGTGATGGTGGATTTCACCAGCAGAATCATGTCGGTGCTGGCGGATGGGGGGGCTGGTCTGCGGCATTGTGGTATTGCTGTGGCCGGTGATAAAAAGAAACAGCCTGCATAATGCTTGATTTTTTTGTTTACTGTTTATTAAAAATACTACTGCATGGTGAATCCCCCTGTGCGGAGGGGCAATCAGCAACCAGGTATATGGGATAATCGCGGATTCAGGTGCTGGTACTGAATTCACCGGGAGGCACCCGGCACCATGCTTTGCCACAAAAGTGTTATTTCTGTTTTTCTCAAACTATCATCGTTATCCCTTTATTTCCGGCTGCGCATGGCGCGGCCTTTTTTTTACGACCAGCCACTGGCAGATGGTCATCCTGTGATTTGATTCCGGTTCCGGCTTTTTAACTCTGTTCCTGTACACGGGAGAAATTCGATGTCGATTAAACATTATGATGTTGTCAGGGCGGCGTCGCCGTCAGATCTTGCGGAAAAGCTGACACACAAACTGAAAGAGGGCTGGCAGCCGTTTGGTAGTCCGGTGGCCATAACCCCTTATACCCTGATGCAGGCGATTACAGCAGAAGGTGATGTGGTGGTCAGTGGTGCAACTGAGCCGGATTGGTACTACGTCATCGTACTGGCCGGGCAGTCCAATGCCATGGCTTACGGTGAAGGGCTTCCGCTGCCGGATTCATACGATGCTCCGGATCCGCGCATTAAACAGCTGGCGCGCCGCAGTACAGTTACGCCGGGTGGGGCTGCCTGCAGATATAACGATATTATTCCGGCCGACCACTGCCTGCATGATGTGCAGGATATGAGTACGCTGAATCATCCGAAGGCAGACCTGAGCAAAGGGCAGTACGGCTGTGTCGGCCAGGGCTTACATATTGCCAAAAAACTGCTCCCGTATATCCCGAATAACGCGGGGATCCTGCTGGTACCATGCTGTCGTGGTGGTTCGGCATTCACCCAGGGCGCGGAGGGGACATTCAGTGCGGACACGGGGGCCAGCCAGGATTCGGCACGCTGGGGTGTGGGTAAACCGTTATATCAGGACCTGATTGCGCGCACTAAAGCTGCATTACAGAAGAACCCGAAAAATGTGTTGCTGGCGGTGTGCTGGATGCAGGGAGAGTTTGACATGAGCGCCGCCACCCACGCACAGCAACCTGCGCTGTTTACAGCCATGCTGACACAGTTTCGTGCTGACCTCTCCGTGTTTAACGCGCAGTGCCATGGTGGCAGTGCTGCAGATGTGCCGTGGATTTGTGGTGACACGACGTATTACTGGAAAAATACATACGCTACCCAGTACGACACCGTGTACGGCGGGTATAAAAACAGGGAGAGTGAGGGCGTTTATTTTGTGCCCTTCATGACAGACGGTAACGGTGTCAATACCGCCACTAACGCGCCGGCA